TCTGCCTTAATTTGAGCTGAATCTATTTGAGCATTATATTTAAGCTCAAGTTCTTTCATTTTAATTTCGTTTTCTAAAAGCATCTTAGCATTACTGCTTTTAATTTCTCTTAGTTGTAATTCCAGACCAGCAAATTTTCGTTTTTCTTCACTTGCAATTCTAGTAAATTCTATTTTCTCAATTGGTGTTGGTGGTGGTGGTGCTTTAGGTTGAACCATTGTTTTTCCTTGATCAGGATTAACAAAATAAGTTTCAACATTTTTAAGACCAGCATTTTCAATAATTTTTGCTAAACTATTGTAAATATTTTTCAAGCTTACCATTGGGTATTCTTGACCACCTTGTAATTGGAAAGCCTGGAGTTGTCTTTCTAAAATATTATTCAACATCATAATTTGTTGATCTGAGCTACCTGTACCTAAACCAACTGTAATAGATATATTATATCTGTTTCTCCATTCAGTAGGTTTTACTGGAATGAATTGATTGTTTAATTCTACAACTCTTTCTTTGTCTTGATACTTACAAGTAAGTTCAAAAATTCTTTTAAATAAATCTTTAACACCAGTTTCAGCAAATACTCTAGCGATTAGTTCCATTCTCATTTGAGATTGGCTCATCAAAGCATTAACACCAGTTGCTGTTTTATTTAAGCTATCAGAATCTAAACCTTGATTGTATCTTGTAACACCAGTTCTAGATTCTCTTACTGTATCTAAATATTCTAATAATGGAAAAGCCTGTTGCGAAATAGTTTGATTTTGCATTGGCATCATAACTTGACTTGGTGGTTGTTTAGTTCTTACAACACCACCTGGTCTATTAGTTAATAGATCATCCAGGTTCACCATTCCATCCATTACTGCAACTCTGTTGTTATTAGTTAAATACATATTATCTAATAACTGTCGCATAACAGTAGATTTAACTAGCTGCACATCCTCTACTAATTCTGCAACTGATCTACCATAAAATCTGTGTGGCATTGGAATTGGAGTTAGTGAACAAAAAGGAATGAAATCGCAAGGTTGATTATCTAAAATAACATAACCAGTTCCTGCACAAATTATTTTTCTAAGTTCGGCAACACCATCGCCATCCATATCTACTCTTACATAACATTCATAAACTTCAATCTCAGATGTACTATCATCTGGAGAAGTTTCCATTGGACTTTCGTCAATGTCAGAATTTCTAATTAAACTTTCATCGTTATATAAAATATTATTTGATGTAGGTAAGCTATTAACAATATCTTCGTCATAACCCATCTCAATTAAATCGGATCTAGTTTTTTGAACTCTATGAGCTACAAAATTTGCATCTTCAATTGATTTAGCTGTTCTTTGAATTAAAAATTCTTCAGGTGGTATATTTTCTATTTTAACTTTACCTGAAGTTCTAGTTCTTTTAATAATACAATTATGTAAATAAGGTATAGGAACATCTTCAACTGTTTGACCATTAAGTGCAGCTTCTTGTTTTAACTGCTCTAATTTTGTAACTGCATAATTATCTACAAATTTTTCTTCTGATATAACTTCAACATCAGACTCAAGCATTAATAAATCGTATTCGTAATCACTTAAATTTTCGTATGTTTCTTGCTCAACTTTCTGAGCATCATCCCAATAAACTTTGACAATACCATTCTTTTCTAAAAGAGCATCTTTAAACCAAGTATATAAAACACTAAAACCATTATTATCTTTGTTAAAAATATAGTTAATATAATTTGTAACTTGATCAGCTAATGGAACATCTTCTGATTTAACAGGTTCGCATCTAACCACTTGATCTGATGATGTAAAAACTCTTAAAAGGTTTGGCAAGATTGTTTCAATTGTGTCAGATACATCTGTACTTACAACTTGTGATCTGCCATCTTGCTCAGTACCTAATTTATCACCCATGTAGTATTCAAGTGATTTTTTTCTAGAATCTGATAACGCACCACCTAAAAATCCAATGGAGTTGTCTATTTCTGATGAAATTATACTTTTAACTTCTAATTCTGATATTTTTTTTGCCATAACTTTTAAACTATATAATTTGTATTAATTGGAACTTGTTTTTTCCAATTTGAGAGTTCTATTCCTTGCCCAACAATTCCAGTTCTTAAAGCATCAGCACAATGACTTGCATAAGAGTGCATGGGTTTAGATTTAAAAACTTGTGCCTTATCATCCCATTTTTTTGAGTAGGCTTTTAAATATTCTATGCCTGTTGCACACTTATCCTTGTCAAACCAGCAATTTACTAAATTTTTTCTAACAGCTTCTATACCATCTTCAATACTAAGCTTAGGTGCTACTTCTCCAACAATCCCAAGTTCTAATAAAGCTTCTAATCTTGTTTTACCATAATTGCCAAGCTCTCTGACTTTAACATCATGGGGTAAAATATGAGTGCTATATTCATAACCTTTATTTTTTAAAATATCGGCATAATGATCAAGTCCTTGACCAGTATTCTCATAGTAATCAATTAATCTTATTTCTTTTTTATATTTTTGCACAAACCAGATCGCTGTCTGGTCATTCATGCCAAGATCCCACCAGGTTTCTACATCTAAATCTTCATCATAAAGATAAGACTCCACTCTACCCTCTTTGACTAAATCTTCTATTATAGTTCCATAATACGATCCTGTTATTGCTGCTTGAAACGAACATTCAAATTCTTGTTCGTATAAGTCCTTAGACATTACATCTCTTGCAGCTTGTAATTCTTCTTCGTCTAAAATTCCTGTTTCACTAGCTTTATAAGTACAAGCATACCAAGTTTTGTTTCTGATAGCTTGTTCGTATAATTGATAAAACGAATTACGACCTTTTGGAGTCCCAATAAATATGCACCAACCTTTTCGGTCTGCCAAAGCTGGTCTTATGACTTCTGGAAATATAGTTGGTTTAATAGATTGTGTTTCGTCAAATACACAACCATCTAAACTAATACCTCTTATCGCTTGGTCATTCTCAGCTCCAAGAATTGTTATCCTAGCACCATTTGGTAAATCACATCTAAGCTCAGATTCATTGAATTTAGTGCCAGGAATTTTACCTGCGAACTGTTTGATGTAATCCCATGCTGTTGCCTTTCCTTGTAGCCTGTAGGGCGATATAAAGGCATATCTGGGGTTAAGTAGCTTGTTAGTTAAAGCTGCCTTGAGCATATGATTTATGCACATGACTGTTTTACCTGCTCTACGATGTAGAACACAAACACTAAACCTATGCTTATCTATTTCCTTATGTAATATCTTCTGCAAAGCTCTTGGCTTGTAAGGTATAACTATATTTGGCATTTTTTAAAAAAATTAATGTAAAGTTATATCTTGAGGTTTAAATAAAGGTTCTATTCCAAGATCATCCATGATCTGATGAGAAAATTTATCACATTCTTTTAAATTGTTAAAACCATCAAAGTGTACGATTACACTATTAGTAGATTCCATCACATAAACGATAGCTGTATAACCTAATTTTTTATCACCAAATTCGTACATAGAGTTTATCTCTTGTTTAACATTTTTTTCATCATTTTTAATTCTTCTTCTGATACAGCAGCACCAGTTTTTTCAGCAATAAATTTTAAATCTATATCTTTATCTTTTGGAGTTATTTTTTGAAAAATACTCATTTCTTTCTCTGAAATTGATCCTTTAATATTTTTATTTAAACTTGCTAAGAATTTTTTCATTTCTTCTTGTGTCATAATTTTTCCTATTAGTAATTTGTTGCTTTAGTTGTGTGTAACTTCCCTAAGTTTTTTTTTAAATCTCAATATAGTTTTGGGTGTCGCTTTTTATACAACCCCATGACTTTTGTGGTCAGAACTGAGTAAAATGATTGTTAATCATTTGATTTGGTTAAATAAGTTAATAATTTAGCCATTTATTTATAAAAATATAAATAAAATATACATTACTTGTTATTTTTTACTAATTTAGAATAATTCTAAACAAAAATATCACACTGTTGCAAAAATATCACACTATAAGTAAGTCTGTGCTAGATTAATCTTTGATTCCGATGAATCTACAATAAACTAAGCTAATCAACAGTTTATTTATCCCACTTAACAACAAGTGGAGATGAATCTGATCCTAAAAGCTGCAAAGTATCTTTTTTTAAGTACGATTTAGGTGCTAATCGTTCTGATTTCCACTTGGTTAGATCAATAAATGATTTGATTAAATGAGTCTGACCTAAATCTGTTTTTTCCTTAAATTTACTATCTTCTAAAGCCTGATTAATAGTATCTGTTGCATCAGACAATAAATATTCTATTCCATCAGTTTTAGCTTGTTCATAATTTTTTCTAATCTCCTGGTCTTTAGCCATCCAGGTTCTAAATGATTGCCAACATGGTCTATCTTCTTTTTTATTTCTTGGAGATAAACAACTTCTTATAGAAGCTCCAGTTGCAAGTTCTTCATAGATTTCTTGTAATACTTTGTTATTTTTTTTTGTTTTATTAGCCATTTTATAGTTAAATTAGGGGTTGTAATTGAGTTATCATTCATGTTAAATCAATTAGATTCGTTATTAACCGAATCAGAGAGGAATAATATGCTAAGAAACAATAAAATATTAACTAATCCAGTAAGTATGTTTAAAATTGATATTGTTAAAGTTTTTAAGAAAAAAGAAACTTTAAAAGACATATTTAAATGTAAGAAGCTTCAAAAGAAGCACAAATTACAAGACTTTAAACCAATTTAAGTAAATTTTGGTATTTAGGCAGATAGTTTATTTGAGAGAGAGAAAGAAAGAAAAAAAGCTGATCTGCCTAAAAAAAAACTACATATAGTAGGAAATGATAAA